CTTCAGGACTGCCAAATGTGTTTCTTGACTCAATCGTCAAACAGTTTAATGACATGTGTGGTCAGATCTTTATAGACCGGATAATGTAAATATAATCCAGTCTTGGGGAACGGCATAAAGCCGTTACAAACTGTAATCTACAGAGTAGATTGCAGTCAAGGTGTCACTTACGATGATGGATCCAAGAGAAATCTTACGAATTTGGTTTGCTAAAATATGCAAATCATTCTCTGTAACTCCATAACGTGCGGCTAGTGATGCGTCAGAGATGCGGCTATCACCGCTTAAATCATTCTCGACAAATCCGCACGACTCCACTGTAATAGTGGGTAATCGAAACCTTTCCCTGAGAGCATCCATTAAGACACTCCCTGGCTCATGTACGAGCCCAGCTACAACACCGGAACAATAAATTTCAAATCTAGTGTTCCATGATGTAGCCATGTATTCTTTTAACGTCATATTTAACGTCTTCGGCTCCATATCGCCAAATAATTTTCCAAAACCTCGAAGTACAGATCCAATATTCTGAGCAATAACCCATTCTCCGTTGTCACTTCGATGAATACTCTTCTTCAGAAATTGCATCTTCTCTATAGTCTCTGTGCAGTTCTCACTGATGTCCAAATTGACTCCAATGATCTTCCCTGCTTGAAGAATTCCCTCAGATGTGTAATCCTTTCCATGTGCAAAGGCGATAGCTACCAACAACATAACCAAAAAGTTGTTGCCAGTTGTTAATACTGTCCCACTGGTTTCAATAGGCAAACGTACTCCTTGATATTCAGAGTGCCACCTCATATCTTCTTGTCCATCATGGCTTTTGAAAATTATATCTTTTTTACACTGTTCAATCAACCCTTGTGCTCTTTCGCAATCGAATGAGGCCATAGCTAACCCATTACAAAAGAATCCTGCTGATTTAACAGACTTGTCACAAGCTGATATGTCAACATTATACACATAAGGATCTATTCCTCCACGTGCCCAAACTGAATCATCTGAATAAATTAAAATTAAGTTTTCCTTGTCATGCAACCCATTAGCAATCTCGGTCATATATTCTTGAATCTCAGATGTCAATGGTTTACTAAACATCTTTATCCTAAAGGCTTCTTCACCTACCCAAAAAGAATATTCTTGGGACATACCGATTTTTAAATACTCAGGCAATTCGGCAGCATACATGCTACCTGCCTCGTATGCACCAGTTAATCTTCCGACTTTACCGGCTTTTGCTAACTCCATCTTAACTCCAGCTTTAACTCTTTTGGGCATCATTAAGTCTGAACTATCACTATCCCCATATTGTTTAACATACCCTTGACGAAGCTTCTTTTTAATGTGCTTAATAGAAGCAATCTGTTCTCGTGATGTCCTTAAATACCGGGACTCACTCAATTGGATATAAGCTAAGTAATACAACCATAAAATGGCATTACCCAAAATATATATCCATTCATCAATGTATGATCTACAAAAACGTTGACGATGAAATTGAATGTATTCGTCAGAAATTTTAGCAAAAATTGGGTTTTCATTTTCAAAGAATTCCCAACAAGCACAAGTCTCACCAATTGCGCTGCTGTGCGGAACCATATTCCTCTCAGCAGCTTTAAGTAACTCATGCGCTAAAATTTTTTCATTTCTCCTCCTTTCCTCATGGAAATTTTCTATTGCAAATGATCTTTTTAATGCTCCATTTCTAGTCGCATCATCATTGTCATAAACAACAAATTTACGTTCTCCTTCAAATGAACACATACGTGTCATATACCAATGTCGGTGAACACGCTCATTCACTGTAAATTCCCTATGTGGATTTCCTCTTTCGTCAACAACCCGTCTGTGATTTCCTTGAACAATTATGTCAGGATCCATCTCATATACAGGATTTATTGGACAAGGTATGGAAGAAATTTCGCAAGCTTCTCCTAGTTCTACACTTTCTCCATGTGGCTCATCATCAACGGTCAAAGCAGCAAAACGGTTTCCAGATCTGGTTCCGTTTAACCCCATAAGACCAGCATATTGATTTGAGGCATTCCATGAGATGTGGTCAATAACCCACAATAAAAAATTATGGACAACAACATCATCTAAATTGTTTATTTCCCGAGCAGCACTGGCGCCTAAGGTTGCCAATGTTGACTCGGTTAATGTTGTTGCTCGTAATTTACTTCCTTGAGCTGCAACCAAAGATCTTAACACACAATGTGTTGTTTCTTTGTGATACACCCCATCTGGTGAATGGTATGCTGGCAAGCGTTTCACGACCCACGCTGGCTCCACTATCTTTGCTTTTCCTTTGGCTCCACAGATAGCCCAGCCAGGTCCTGACTCAATAACGTCTTGCACAATAACACCATTCTCACCACAAGGAACAACCTCATACAATGGTTGTGTGTAAAAACTTCTGTTAAAAACAAACCCGTGGACTGCGTGTTCCGGTTGTCCTACATGTATAGATCTATTAGGAATGTCATTCGCTGCTGCATCAAGTGCAGCTCGCTGTCTACCCCTATTATGTACTCGATCACCGGCATTAACTCGGTTGATCTCGGCGGCATCATTGCGGCCTTGTCTATTACGACCCGGCTGCTCAACCCTCCTTCCAGCACGATTCTCTACTTGGTCCATACCAGCTTGAAACGCAATTCTCATGTTTCGCAAACGGTCAACGTCTAAATCGTCTCCGTTTGTCCACTCCCCGTTGTTACCATTAATTTGTGTAACTTTATTTACAATATTTACAATGTCTAGTAATTTAATACCGTTGCATATGTACAAACTAACTACCTCAACTTCACG